AATGTATGGAGGATATGGAAATCATTTCTGGACAATACAGGAGAAAAGGTAAAAGGATACTGCGGTAGACCATTTTCCCGACATGGTGAAAATGGTCGCGGCGGGGTATAAAAAGCATGAATGCAGCGGCAGCGGCTGGGGGCACCAATGGGGTGCAGGCTCGGCTTGATGGGTTGGAGCGCTCGACGCATGAATTGTTCGAGCGCGTGAATAGGAATAATGACCAGGGGTGCACGTTTGGAAGGATTAAAATGGAAAGCATGGAAAGTGCTGTTCTTGAAATGCGGATAGTCCAAAAGCAGATGGCTGAAGATAACCGAAATTCGCAGAAGAAACTTGCATGGATAGCGGGTGCGATTACTTGCGGGATATGGTTTATCAACATTGCCATGCGCTGGGCTTCGCTGTGAAAAAAACAGATTGTATGCAGTACAATTCGCTTGCATGTTTACAGAATATCGCTAGACTGTCGTTGACGCTTGTTTTTTGTTTGGCGATGCATGCCTGTTTGTCATCCGGCTCGAAGTCGAAAACGTTCACCGTACGCAACTTGCACGGTAATTTATTGATTCGAGATATTGGGAGCGATGCGCAGGTGAGTGCAGGCGGCGCGGTGCTGGATGCGAAGGGTTCGATACCGGTTTCTGGTGTACCTTCTCCGGTGTCTGTCTATGCCGAAATGCGCGGGTTGTTGTCGGTTAATGACATTGTTATCGAGAATGTCACAGGGAACGTGGTTATCGAACGCGCACTCACAGGGACGCAGAACGTGCCGCTGGAAAGTGCGATCAAAGCGTTGTATGAAAGCGGCGACCCGTTTGGTTCGTGGGAGATTACCGAAGAATGAAAACCCTCAAAGGCGCATTTTTAAGTAAGACGATTTGGTTTAATTTGCTGGCGCTTGCCGTTGTCGTGGCCACGCCGTTCGGGTTTGACGAACAACCTTCTCCTGAGTGGGTGAACCAGGCTGGCGGGATTGCGATTGTGCTGGTGAATCTGCTTTTGCGGACGGTGACGGTTGAGCCGCTGGCGGACAAGTAAGAAAATTTTGCTCCGTTCGTTTGCTTGTGGTTGTGCTCCTAGGGGAGAGAGGGGTTATGCTCCCCTCCCCCTCTCTCCCCCTTCCAAAACAGGAATGAAAGAATGCCTACTAATCCGATAAGGAAAGAGATCAGAGAAGCGGCAAACAAGGTTTGCCTATTGCTCGATAAGGAAAGAAAAGCGGGAGACCATGATCATCAGGGTTGGCTGAATCGGCAGGGTGACATTATCGGTTTCTTATGTGCGGCTTGGTATGGGGCGCGTTCGATGAATCAGGCGGCGAAGAATCTCGCTATCCCGGTGAGTTCCATAAAGCGGTTGCGAAATTTGTCTGAGGAGTACGCGGAAGACAGCCTGCAGGGTTCGCGGGCGGCGTTCTGGCTCTTAAAATACTTCAAGAAGTTTCAAGGAAACTTTTCGATGGAGATCGACAAGAAGATTTATCATGGAATGAGGCGAGACAAGACGGGGAAAATGGCGCATGAGATCAAGAAATCTATGGACCCCCATTATGGGGTTCAGCGGATTGATATTAACAAAAAAGAGAAGAAGCAGATAACGATCCGCAATTTGAGCAACGATCAATTATTAGAGGCTTTGCGGAAGCAAGTTGCGAGTCTTCCTGAGTTAGAGCGGCAGAAAATCTTAGAGATGGAGCAGGGCCATGACGGAACCTATTTCCCAGTCGAAGCAACAACTCCAAAGCCTGATGGAGGAGTTGGGGCGCAGGAAGAGAGAGCGGAAGGCTGATTTTTTTTCGCCTTATCCGTGGCAAAAGAAGTTTGTTGCGGCGACGCTGACCTATGGTGAGTGTGCGGCATTCAAGGGGAATCGTGTAGGAGGTACGCTCTTGGGGGCGTTTATGGCCTACTGTTTCACCACGGGGAATTACCCTGATTGGTGGGAAGGGCGGCGCTTTGAGGGGCCGACTCGTGGGGTGATTGTCGGGGTGGACTTCGGACAGATTAAGCGGGGGGCGCAACGGTTGCTTTTTGGGCAGGATTACCCTGAGTGGGGCGTGGGGCCTGAGGCTGACCCGCATCCGATTATGCCCTGCGAGTGCATTTTGAAGCAACACCTGAAGAAGAAGAAAGAGGACACCAACGTAATTGATACGGCTTTGATCGAACATGTGTCGGGAGACGCCTCTTCGATCATGATCATATCGCAGAAACAGTCACAGGACACGTTGATGGGGGACGAGTTGCATTGGGCGTGGTGTGACGAGTTCCCTGAAAACGAGAAGATGTATACGCAGTTGATTCCCCGTGTGGAAACGACCGATGGTTTGATTTTTGTCACGTCCACGCCGGAGAAGGGGCGCACTTCGATAACGGATCGTTATTTGAAGGATAACCCTCTTGCTCCGGATGGGCGTCCGATTACCTACCATCAGTTTGTTCATAAGCGGGATGCGTTGCATTATTCGGAAGAGAAGATTCTTGAAATCATTGCGGCGTGTCCACCGCATGAGCGAAAGTTTCGCATTGAGGGCAAGCCTGTCTATGGGGCGGGACTCATCTTTGAGACTCCCAGCGAAGGGATGCTTGTGGGTTCGGACGAGATACCAGAGGCGCGGAACTGCCGCCATATTTGCGGGTTTGACCCCGGTATCTCTGATTTCGGCGCGTTGATATGGCTTCGGTTTGATGAGATCAGCAATTGCTGGTACGTGACCGACATGGAAAAGATTCGCGGGAAGCAACCCAAAGAGATTGCACGGATCATGGAACGGCATGATCGGGCAATTGGGATGAAGATTCCTGTATCTTATGGGCGGGACGCCTGTAACAAAGAAATCACGTCGGGCGATTCATTGCGCAATATGCTGGCGGCAGAGGGGATCAATGTGATTAAAAAGCCCGCGCACAATGCGTTTGCGAGAGATAACGATAACGCGCGTTGGCCTGGGATCAATTACATGATCGACTTAATGAAGAGCGGTGGACTAAAGATATTGGACTCGCCCAGGTTGCGTCCGTTGCTGGACGAGAAAGACCTATATTATTGCGACGAGCACGGGAATATCCCGAAGAAGAAAGAGCAACGTTTTGATGTTATTGACGCCTTGCGATATGGGCTGATGATGGGCCGCTACGCAAAGTATCCCGCGAGTGAGGGACATGGCGGCTTATTGACGGCGATAACGAAACAGAGCGCGGCATAAGGAAAAACGATCATGGGGATGGTTATACCACTAATAGGATTAGCACTGGGTGCAGGAGGACTCGCCGCGTCGGCGGCGAGTATGGCCAAGCAGCCGAAGGTGGAGACGCCTGAAGCACCTCCGCCGGAGTTTAAGAAAGAACAGGCTTCGACGACGCCCACCACACGGCGGCTTTTGGGGCGAGAGACAAACGTTTTTACTTCGGGAAGCGGACTGCGCTCTAGTGGCGGCGGAAAGACATTGCTCGGATGAATCGGAAAGAGATTATTGACCTGAAGAGTGAGATGGACCAAGAGGCGTCGGTATGGTTGCGGCGATGCCAAGAGGTGGCACGTCTCTTTTATCCGCAGAAATCGAATGTCGTTCGCGAAGGGGCGAACAATTCTGGTTCAGAAAGAGATGTGAGGCTGGTTGATTCTACGGGTATATACTCCCGGCGTTTGCTGGCCACAACGATTCACGGGACGATGAGTTCTCCCTCGATTCGTTGGTTTCGGTTACGTCAGCGGGGCGTAGAGAACGTATCTGAAGAAATAAAGCGCTGGATGCAGGGTTACGAGGACGTGCTGTTTGATATGTTTGCAGAAACGAACTTTTACCCTGAGTCGCTGGAATTTTATAGCGACCTCGTGGCGTTTGGTTCGGCAGTGATGGCGATTGAAGAACGATACTCTGCGCTTCGGGGGGCTAACGAGCCTGTGTTCCGGGCGATTGATCCTCGGAGTTTTCGGTTCCGTGAAGATGCCTACGGGGTAGTCAATGAGTTGATCCGGGTTATTCCTGTGACGATCACACGATTGATTGCGCGTTGGCCTAAAGCGGAAGAATCGAAGTCGATCCAGAAGAGAAAGCAGGAGCACGGTGGAGACAAGGTTAATGTTTTATGCCATTGCGGGCCGGAGGGGAAGAGGTATAAGACGACGTACGTTTTGGAAGAGGATGAGGAAGATATTATTCTCGCTGAAGAGTGGACCGACTATCTTATTTATAACGTGATGCGTTGGGAGAAAGAGACGGATTCCTGTTATGGCAATTGTCCTGCTTTTGATGCGTATCCTGACGCCGAGACGTTAAACATTGCGGTCGCGAAGCAGTTGGAATCTTACGAAAAGGTGATTGATCCCCCTTTCTTGATGGGCGACGGTAACGTGACAGGGGGTAAGGTTAATTATCTTCCTGCTGGTGGTACGGAAGTCATTGATGTGAATGACTTCCGGCTAATCAACGAGAATTTTCGTGTTGATGTGGCCAAGGCGTTGATGGAAGATTTGCGGATGCAGATAAAAATGGCTTTTTACGTGGACCAAATTCAGATGCCTGGTGCCCAGGATGGGCGGGCGGCGTACATGAAAACGGGAACGTCTGAGATTTGGTCCCAAAGAACGCAGTGGTTACTTTCCCCTGTTTTTGGTCGGTTCCAGTACGAGCACTTGCGTCCGTTGATTGACAAGGTGTGTGCGATGCTTCGCAAGTGGGATTACTTTTCTGAATTGGGCGTACCGCCTGAGGGGTTGGGGAATATAGATATTGAGTATGTTGGGCCGATGCGTTCGGCGCAAGAGATGCCCCGGATCACGGCGAATCAGCGGATCGTGGAACTGGCAGTACAACTATCGCAGGTGCCTGAAGAGAGTATCCCGATTCTAGACAAGGACGCTTACATTAGAGAGCACGCGGACGCGACGGGGGCTTCGCTGAAGTTCCTGCGGTCTAAGGAAGAGGTCCAGACATTGCGTCAGCAGTACGCGCAGGAGAGGCAACAGCAGGCGATGGCGCAGAATGCGCAGAGCATGGGTGCAGGGATGAAGAGCGGGGCGGAGGCGATGAACATTGGATAACCCATACAGTTTATTTCTCGTGGATAATAGGGGGACGCAGGTTATGGAAGACCTGAAAAAGCACTTCTGTTCGTTGCGCCGAATCATGAAGGACGGAGACGCGGCGGAGACGTACGCGAACATGAAGAAGACGGAAGTTGTGGACTATATCGAAACGAAGATTAGAGGAGCCGACCAAAATGAATGAAGAACAGCAACCGCTAGAGAACGCAAAGCCGGAATGGATGCAGGGACTTCATGATCCCGAGTTAACGGAAGACAAATTCTTGATGAGCGTTAAGGACGTGGAGACGCTGGCGCGTCACAGTGTAGCCTCAAAAAAAACGCTCTCGCGCAAAATCCCGGACCGTCCGGGAGCGGACGCCACGCCCGAACAGATAAACGAATATTATAAAAATCTTGGCAGACCGGAAACCCCGGATAAATACGAAGTGGGGATCAAGGTAAAAGGTGAAGAGGGGGGCGAGGTTCCATTTCAAATCGCGGATGAGAACGTAGATAACCTGTTTCGTTCGATGATGCACTCCGCTGGGGTTGATGATCGTGGGTTCAACGCGGCTCTTTCCACCTATCTTGAGTGGGAAGGCCGATTGCTTGACAAGTCTCAGAACCAGTTAAAGACAGAATGGAACGTGGACTATGAGAAGAACACCGCGATCGCCAAGAAGTTTTTTTCTTCACTCCCTGAAGATTTGCAGAAGGCCGTAGACTCCTCTTTCGGAAAGAACCCAACCATATTAAAATTGCTCCACCATCTGGGGCAGGATGCCTATTCAGGAAGCACAGCGCCAGAGAGCAGTGGTTCGGGAAACGTGGGCGGAGACGTCAATCAGATGAAGAATAGACGATCCGCGATTTTGTCTGATCCAGCATTTTTGAATCGCCAACATCCAAATCACGTAAGTGTTAACCGAGAGTATGACTCCATCGCCGAGAAGTTGCACAAGGCGGGGGTTTTAATCTAATGGCGTAAAGCCTTCGCGTAGGGCTTCGGCGGGAGACCTCTTCGGAGTTTATCTTTCCGTCGGGAAACGAACTCAGTTTATCCGTCCAATACGGACCTGGGGAATAAGCGTAGTCGCTTCGGTGGATGCACCGTTTTGCTAGGAGAGACCCGGCAACCGCAGGTTTATCTTTCCGCTTTTCGATAGTTGGCTTTACGAGTGACCTCGCCCTCACGGCGGACGAAAGGCAGAAGAGCATGTCTATTTCTGGACTGAAACTAAGTTATTACGCGGGTGACGTTCCTAACGTTACCCAACAAGAGAAGTACATGAACAAGTTGTTTGCGTACGATCAACAAGAGTACGCAAAAATTTGTTCTCGCTTCATGCAAGAGAACCTCTCCAATGGAACCAAGACGCAATGGTTTAACCTGATCAAGCCGATTGACGGCACGAGCGGTGGGATCGACACGATCAACGCGACCACGGGCATGATTACGGCATTAGCGGGGACGGCAAGCAAGGCAGAGATCAAAGAGGTTACTCGACGTTACACTGAAACCCAACTCTCCTATATCGAAACGCTGAAACGCAAGGTGCAAACTTCTCGCTTTCGTATAGCACCTTTCATTGAGCGAGTGGATATCAAGGCGGAGTTCGGCGGGATCAGACAGAGCGCGATGGAGGAATCCGTAAAGGCGTGGAACCGAAAGCGTGACTCCCTTTGCGCCGCCGCACTTTTCGCAGATGTGGAAGAGGGCTACGACTCTACCAGTGACGGATCATTCCAGTCCACCACGATGACGTTCGCAGATAACTGCACGATCATTGATCCCACCGCGTCCGAGTCCCTCAACATCGATAAGATGCACGACGCCTATGAACAATGGGACACCAATGACGTGGATTACAACAATGAAAAGCCTGTCCTTGTGATTGGTCCGAAACAGAAGCGCGTTATCCGCAATGATGAGTACTTCATCAATGGTGACTACAACGCTAATCGTCCACTGCAAGATAATACGCTTGACGAGTTTGTTGGCGCGGACGTAATCGTTTCGAATCGCTTGTCTACGGCAATCGTGGATGATGTCACTTATCGCAAGTGCGCATTGTTCTTGCCTTCGGGAATGCTTTGGTGCCCCGAAGAGGATTTCTACATGTCCATCGACAAGCGGGCGGATCGAAACGACGGAGTGCAGATTCTCCAAGAACATTGCTCTGGTGCGTTGCGTCTTTTGGACACACGGATCATCGGTATGTGGTGCAGGGAATCGGCTACAGAAGCATAACAGAGGGCTGGCGGGGAGTTTTATATTCCCCGCAGTTTTTAAGGAGAATAAAGATGAATAAGTTTATCGTTGTACTTTTGGCGGTGTTTTTGCTCCCCGCGATAGCGTCAGCGCAAATTACGTGGACGCCTATCGAAATGACAGAAGACGGGATGGATACGATCTCGGCGCGTGTTACGTTTACCGCATTGATCGCGACAGCGACGCAAACTCCTGCAATAAAGATACCCGCAGGCTCGAATCTCATCTCGATGATGATTCGGTCAGGCTCAGCGACGATAGCTCATGGCACGGACAGGGTATCAGGGAGTATCTCTGGCGCGTCGTTCGAAATTCTGCTTACGCCGAGGAAGGCTGACATGATAGGAATGGCTACCGAAGTAAACAGTTTTGTCCTCGATGTATTTGAAGCCATCCCTCAAGGGAGCGGGACAACGATGGCATGGGATGATCTTCCTGATATAGGGCAGTATGGTGTGTATAACATTCCAGTGGGTGAGAACAACTGGTTTGCTGTAAGGCACGTGTCAGATAGTACTGGGATAGCAACTCCAGTAACGTGTATCGTGCAGTTTACGCGGCGGCGATACGCAAGGAATAACTAATCGATGAGCGCATTGACAAAGAAGTTAGAACTCGTAAATGCCGCCCTGATGGCGTTAGGCAATAATCGGCTCTCTACGCTGTCGGTAGACAGCACGGACTTGATCGAAGCGCTATCGGCGCAGGAACTTGAGCACTGGATACAAGAGGTGCTACTCCTGGGGCCGTGGAAGTGTGTTTCGAGTGAGGCTTCTTTGTCAGAGAGTGTAGACACGTCGGACCAGGCGTTTGCCTATGCTTATGCGTTGCCGTCTGATTTTGTGCGTATGATCGGGACGCCTACCTTTTGTGGTGGCGTCCCGATTTCTGCATCCTCTGCCGATGAGGGTGCGTTATACAATATTCGCAGAAACGACAATGGTGTGCAGTTGCTGGAATGCGATTTCACGCAACCGCAAATACTTTATGTATACCAGAACCTGGCGTTGGAGGGGTATTACGATAAGATAGCCCCGGAATTACGCAACTTGATTATCACGAAAATTAAATTGGAGTTGGCCTTGCCTGTTACAGAAAACGCCACCTTGCTGGAGTCGCTGGAGATGCGGTATATGCGGCAACGAAAGTTTGCGCTGGCGACCTTGTCGCATAATGGTTCGGGGAAGGTAAAGGACCGAGGGATGTTGACGGGATCGGCGAGGAGCCTCTGAGATGCCTATATTTGACTGGATGCAAGAATCGTTTACGGCGGGAGAGATCTCGCCGTTGCTGTATGGACGCACTTCGGTGGATCAGAGGTTCAAGGGGGTACGCCATGCAGAGAACGTGATCGTTGATCCACGGGGGCCGTTGCTGAAGCGGGGAGGGTTTCGGGACAGCGGGGCGCGGGTAGTGGCATTTGGCGACTCTATCGGAACGAGTGTGTGGGCGAGCGGGGATTTTGTCCCTGTTCGGCTGTTGCCTTTTATTTTTTCTGAAACGCCTTCGCAGTCGTACTTGCTGGAGGTGGGGTATGTAGACGTGGGGGCGACTCCTTATCCTGGCTATATCCGGGTTCTGTATTGGGACGGTACGGCAATGGATACGTCGGTCGTCTTGACGAGCGCATCAGGGGTGCTGTTTACCAGCGCGGATATCGAGAACATCCGGACGGTGCAGGTGGGCGACGTGCTATTTTTTGTGGACGGGTCGCATCCGCTGTATGAGTTGAAGCGCTCTGGGACGACGCAACCTGGGACGTGGATTGTCGAAGAGAGTGTGACGACGGCTCCCCCGTGGGAAGAGAATAGAAACGATCTTTCTTATGCGGTTTATTCTATGGAGGGGCTATCGTGGCAATGGAGTACCCCAGTAAACACAAGTGATCTCACGATAAATTTCGGTCGCGCTACCGAGGTTATAACGGGGGCGCATTATGATGATTTTGATTCAGAGCACGGTATCGATTGGGGTGGTACTACGG